GCCGCAGGTCCCGCAGTAGCTCATAGCGGCTCCCACCGGATAAGGACGCCCGACCAGCGGTCGCCGTCGCGGGTACCGTTCTCCTTCCGCCAGAATGCGGCCATCCCGGCGGGACTCTCGAACCCGTCTGCCTGCGCGAAGGCTCGCATCTTTCGCGGACCGTAGAGTTCGCCGTCGACCGTCGCGATGCAGATACCGGCGACAAATTCGAGAAGGACCGGCTTCGTCTCGATGCAGCGCGCGTTACCGATCAGCTTGACGCTTTTTGTCCGCATCCCGAAATAGAGTTGAAGCTCCTCGCCCGGCCGAGCGTGTCGGCGACCCCTCTTCGCCTTACTCCAGGCGTCGCCGTTCCGGCGGAAAATCCCGGCGCGAATCGTCTGCCGCTTCGGGCGGACGGGCGGGTCGAGGTCCCGCTCGGAATCAAACGCGCGGACCTTGCCACCATCTTCGATAACGAACTCGGCCGGATGGCGGTCGACGACCGGCAGAATACCGAGGCCGGCCTGTATCGGCCGGATGAACGGCCTCTTGAAGGAATAGGCGACCATTACCGGCACCTTTCCATTCGCGCGACTCGGTACTCGAGGAAGTCGGCCGAGGCCTCGGATTGCCGGATGAAGACCGACGTCAGGTCCTCGCCGCGATATCCTTGCCAGCGGCCGGCGACGTGCGGTACAAAGAGCCGCGCATAAAAGCTCCGGAAGTCGAGCGCCGGTTCGCTACAGAGGAGCGACGACGCGATAAAGGCGGCGACGAACGGGCTCATGATTGCTGGCTCCTGGGTGCCGGCCGAATACGCTCTTCGCCGGAGAAGCTAACGACCCCGAGGACCTCGAGCGCGCGGACGAGCTCCTCGGCTTCGATAAGCTGGATACTGTAGTTGCCGGTCGCCTTCCCGCGTTGACGGCGGTCTAACGCGACGAGTTGAGCGGCCTCAGTTCGGGTCGATTTTATTAATACGGTCATCGGACGTCCTCCTTCGGGAAGGCCCGGTCGATAAGGCCCTCGAGTTGCTGGCGGTTCGGTATCGAGACTCGAAGCGAGTCGCGCATTTCGCGCTCGCCCTCCCATCGAGCCCAAGCGTCGTCCCGACCCTTCGTCCGGTCGGTCTCGTAAGATCCTATCCACGCGCGGGTATAGGCGAAGTAAGCGGCCGCCGACGTCGGGAGCGGCCGCGCCGGCGACGTCGTCGTGGTCGGGAGGTTCTCGCGCGCGGGCTCGGTCTTCGCGACCTGGCGCGGCTTCTCCGGCGGAGCGTGGCGCGACGCAGCCTTCGTGAGCTCGCGCTGGTCGAGGCCTGGGATGAGCGCCGACGCGTAGTCGAGGACGGCCTTCTTCGAGGCCTCGAACTTTTCGCCGCCCATAAGCGCGACCGACTGAGAGACCGGGTCGAATACCTTGACGACCTTCCCGCTGACCTTGATCACGCAATATTCGGAGTGCGCCCGGATAATCGCGGCGAGCGCGTAGGCCTTCTCCGGGGACGTGCAGGCGTAGTCCTTCTCGGTACAGAATCCGGTCTCGACGAGCGCCTTCGCGCGAAGGGCTTCCTCGGTCGGGAATTTAGCGGAGTGTTCTTCTGGCAAGTTCATCCAGAGCTCGTGAAGCCGTGCAAAATAGTGGCTATGTGATTTCATGTTGCGCGCTTCGACCGGCGCCATCGGATAGACCTCGTCGGCGGCGAACTGCCGGCGGGCTAGCTCGACGAAGCGCGGCTCGACGACGAACGTATCGCCGCCGGTCCATCGAAGCATGACGGGCCGAACCTTCACGGACCGCCTCCCATCGACTTCATCTTCTCGACGAGCTTCTTAAGGTCGTAGGAGAAGACCTCGACCGCGCGCTGGAGTTCGGCGATATAGGTCTCGTCGCGCTCGACGGTAAACTCGCACTTCGGCATTCCTGGGTAGAAGATTTTCAGCGTCCACCACTTCCGTTCGCAGACCCACATGCAGCCCTGGACCTGCGCGCGGAACGTCCCCGGGAACGTCCCGCGCTCGAGGACCGGAATCAAAAGCTCGGGCTTCATCGACTTGCACTCGAGGCCGCCCTCGTCGCCGACGAGCCGGTCTGGCGACGCGCCGACGGTCGCGTAGCGCATCAGCCCGGCGTTCCGGACGAAGCCGACCTTCGTTACGTCGAAGCGGAGCCGAGCGTATTCCTCGGCCGCGAGCTCCTCTTGTTCGCGGCCGCGGTCCATCGCCTTGCTCGAGAACGTCTCGGCCGGGATACCGGTCAGCGTCTCGCCGGCGAGCTCCCGGAGATAGCCGGCGCGCGAAAGACCCTCGCCCTCCGCCAGGATATCGGAGAACCTCGACGCGGTCGGGATACCGAGCCGCGCCTCGTGCCATTCCTTCGAGCCCTGGGGGACGTCGATAAGCTCGAAGGTCGGCTTCCGGACGACGGGCGCCGACGTAACGGCCTTCTTCGTTGCCTTCGCCATCTACTTCCGGACCTTCTTCTGCGCGACGTGGTTCTCGATATCCTTGATGACTTGGTCGTACTTCTCCGGCGGAATATCGCCGACGTTATCGACCGAGTACCTTTGATAAAATTGAGCCGGCGTAATTCCGGCCGCCTTCATCTTGTCCTTGATGTTCTGGACGTCGCCGGCCGGGAGCTTCTTCGGAGCGGAGAGCTCCTTGACGTCCCCGCCGCCATCGACCTGGGCGACGAAATGGCCGTCGGTATCGGCGTCCTCCGGCGCGCTAGTGATTATGTTTAGGAGCGCGCGCGTCCCGTAGCGCATCCCGTAGGACTGCGCGGAGCCCCAACCCTGGACGTTGTTCTTGCTCCCGGAGGTCTCGGCCGGAAGCGGGAAAATCGTTTTCCGTTGATGGCCGCGAACGTGGTCGAGGTAGACGATGACGTTCATCCTGCCGTCGGCACCCGGCTCGGTCGAATATGAGAGTGAGAAGCCGTGCGTCTTGAGGGGCTTCTTGAGGACGCGCATCATCGCGTTGAACGTCGCGTATGGCGTCGACTGCTCGATAGCGCCGGTTCGCTCGCCGGTCCTCGGGTCCTTCTTCCGAATAACAATCGCGCGGTCGGCCGATACGCTCGGCAGGTCGTCAGTCAGCGCCATGAAGTCGGAGACGAACGCGCGTCTGGCCTCCTCCTGGTCAATCTCGCGTTGCATCGCGAGGAGCTCGCGCATCTTGCCGGTATCGCAGCGCGGGTCGGAGACCGCCTCGAGGATGACCGAGAGCAGGCTCTTTGGCTCGGCGCGCGCCGGCGCGGGGAAGGCCTTACCCGGCGTCGCGGTCGCGACGGCGGTCGACTTCGGTTTGGCCTTCGACTTAGGCGGCCTCGTCGTCGCGAGCTCGCCCTTCTTCGTCGGGGTCTCGAGTCCGAGCTCGAGAGTCGGTTCGCGTTCTTTAATTGCGGCTTTTGTCATTTTTGCCTTCCTTGAAATTATGGAAATTCGTCTCGATGCAGCGGTCGACCTGCTTCCGGAAGTTTCTCGATTCGTCGAGTGCCTTCGTCTCGGTCGGCGATACGTGGCAAAGGACGAGCGCGGTCGCGTTCGTCAGGATGCTTAGGGCGAGCCGGAGATCGAAGCCCTGGAGGAGGTCGACGACGGTCTCGGTCGCCTTAAGCGATTCCGCCGTCGCCCCGGCTTCGGCGCGGAAAATAGAGAGCTGCTTAGGGCCGTCCGCCATCGCCCTACTCGCCGACCTGGACTTGAGGGAAGGCGCTATTCGGCGAGAGGAAGAACTTCGCCGGCATCGACTTGCCGTCGGTGACGACCTTCGGGCGCATCGCCTCGTCCATCGCGAGGTCGACGAGCGGCTGACCGGTCGCATCGATGAACGCCGAGAGCTCCGCGTTCTGGTTCTTCGGCAGGTAGCCGACCCGGCTCGGGCCGACGTAGACGGCGACCGCGCCCTTGTCGAACTTATTCTCGGGCTCGCGGACGAGGAGCACCGGCGCGCCGGGAGTCAGCGAGTTGATTATCTCTTGCGCGTCGCGGCCGCAGTGGTTCGTCCCGACGATGGAATAGGTCTTCTTCATCACAGTCCCCATAGTTTTCTGGCGACGCGCGTTTGCGCTCGCTTCTGGCGGTCTAGTTCTTCGAGTCGACGGTAGAATGATTCGTCGGGCGGTTCGCCGTTGATCCGCGCGTCGCAGCCGGTCCCGGCTCCGATCAGGTGGGCGGCGGCCTCCGACATCTTGTCGGGCCCGTTCTCGAGGGTCCTTCGAAGAGCGTGACGGGCCGGCGCGGCGACGAGACCGCAGACCGACCCGTCGGGAGTAAACGAGAGCGCCGGGCACGGTCCGAGCTCGAAGCCGAACACGGACTGCGCGAGCGGGCAGAGCGAGCCGATGCAGCAAAGGCCGCACCTGTTGCAGGGCGCGCCGTGCGGCGGCTTCTTCGCCACCGTGCCGGCCGGAGCGACGATGAGCGGCTTCCCGATCATTCGTCGACGTCGTCGAAGATGGAGCGATTGCCCATCGTGTCGAGCATCGTTCCGTCGGTCGCGAACTTAGGAACGCCGTTCGGGTGAACGACCAGAAGCCGGAGCGCCTCCCGCGCCCGGTTGAGTCGGGACTTGTGGGTCCCGACCTTCGTTCCGAGCTTCTCGGCGGCGGTCGTATATTTGACCCCGCCGACGTCCGCTCGAAGCGCCGCGACGTGCGGGGCCTTGAGCTTGGCGGCGTGCTCCTCGACGAGCTCCGCCGTGACCCACGCGAACTTCTTACTGCGGTCGGCCATCAGCGCACCACCGACCTGGGCCGCTTGCCGAAGCGGACGCCCGGAATCTGGACGCTCTCGTCCGAGCTATATCCGTGGCTGTTCGCGTAGGCCTTCGCCGCCGTCTCGAGGGCGGCAATCGGAATATAGCCCGCGATTTTGTCGAGGTGCTTCTCGAGCTCCTTCCGGCTCGTTATCTCGCAGAACTTCTCGGTCCCCATCGTCGAGAGCGTTCCGTCGGCGCCGCGCGTCCGCATGATGTCGGCCGGCGAGGCCTGCGCGGCGACGTGCGCCTCCTCGGCCCTCGCCGAGGCGACCGTCTCCTCGACGCGGGCGCTCGACGCTTCCTCGGCGGCCACGGCCGCGACCTGGGTCTTCTCCTCGATTTTCGCCGGGGCCCGGGCGCGGGCGGCCGCTTCCTCGAGTTCGCGGGCCTCGCGCTCGGCCTTCTCGCGGGCCTCGCGGGCTTCGCGTTCCAGGCGGGCGGTTTCCAAGGCGGCCTGGCGGCGGCGCTCCTGCTCCTCCGCCAGGATGCGGGTGTCGTAGTCGGTAAGTATCTTCTGCAGCCGGTCGCCGATGCCGTCGTTGTTCTTGCGGTCGCGCTTGGCGAGGCGGTCGATGATGCCGAAGAAGAACTGGTCGACGCCCTGCTTGCGACGGTGGTGCGGCATACCCTCGAGCTCCCGAAGGCCTTCGGCTCGTTTGTTCATGTCGCGGATGCGCTTGATAAGGCTGGTGACGACGCCCTTGCTTTCGGGGTCGGCAATCCCGGCTTCGGCGGCGGCCTCG